ATTAAACCCTCAATAAAATGAGGGTTTTTTTATTATTTGTAATATTTATATAAAAAACAAAAAAAAACAATGAAAAGAATTATTAGATTAACAGAAACTCAATTTAAAAGTTTGGTTGCAAAAAATGTAAAGAAAATAATCAATGAACAGTTTAATGTAAGAAATGGTTATGGAGATGGTCCTTATGATGATGATGAATATGACCATGAATATAAACCCAAAAGTCAGATGGGACTTCATGGAGATATGGAGGACGATGATTATAATGATGATAATGACGATGATTATGGATTTAATGATGACGATAATTTTACTGGTTTTGAAGGATTAGATGATGAACAAAAAAAAATTATTAATTTAAATTTGGATAAAACTTTTAAAACACCAGTACCAATCTCTTTTAAGATTGAAAATAAAAAAATAATGAGAGGTAAAATTATAGATGCGGGTGTTGGTATGGATAATAAAAAAATTAATTTCGATATTGAGATACCGACATCAACTAAAAAAGGTAAAGATCGAACAACTCTTCAAGATTTTGATGTTAAGGATGTGATAATATCAATATCGTTTAATTCCGCTACACGTGATCTTAAAACACTATTTATAGGTGGTGATGAACATATTGTAGGAATACCTAAAACAAATGAATTTAGATTTTCTAATATAAGTGAATTAAATTTACTTGGTAAGTATAGGGGTAAAACTTTAGATTCATATGTTAGTTGGTTATTGAAAAAAGTAAGATACCATTAATTTTAAAAATTAAATAAAAATTATTAAACCCTCCAAAATGGAGGGTTTTTTATTTAATAAATTTTATTTATCTTTATAAAAAACAAATTTATGGGAATTTTAAAAGAAACAATTAATGGTGTTATGATTGAGGTGGATATTAATTCAACTAATTTAAAAAATGGAAAATATAACACACAAACAGAGGATTTAACGATGACATTTAATAATGGAAGTATTTATGAATATAATAAAGTTCCTTGGGATTTATTCACCAAATTTAGATTGGCGGAATCTCATGGTAAATTCTTTAACGAGAATATTGCAAGAAAATTTACTTATAAAAAACTATAATGAAATTATTTGAAGAATTAATAGAAGATAAGGAATTAGACAAGAAGATTGTTGATACATTCAGGACAAAGAATTCTTTATGTCAAGACATATTTAACAGAACATCAATGAAAGATGATGTTAAAAAATCCCTTATAAAAATTTCAGATAATTTTATTGATTCTTTGGGTATTGAATTTTTTATACATGATATTGTTTTAACTGGTTCATTGGCAAATTATAATTGGTCTGAGTATTCGGATGTTGATTTACATATTTTAATTGATTTTAAGGAAACTGATTATAATTTGGATATGTTAAAAGAATTCTTCGATACAAAGAAAGACATTTGGAACAAACAACATAAAATAACAATTAAAGGTTTTGATGTTGAAATTTATGTTCAAGATGTAAATGAGGAACACGTATCTTCAGGTGTTTATTCTATATTATATAATAAATGGATAGTTAAACCAAATAGAAAAAATCCAAATATAGATGATAATAAAATACTTAATAAATCTGAGGAGTTAGCAAAAAAAATAGATGATTTAATTGGTAAATCGAAAGAAGGTAAAGATGTATCTAAAGAACTTGAGAGGTTAAGAAAAAAAATAAAAAAGTTCAGACAAACCGGATTAAATGATGGAGGTGAATTTTCTTATGAGAATTTGACATTTAAATTGTTGAGGAGAAATGGATATATTGGGAAACTTTTGGAATTAAAAAATAAAATAACATACAATAAATTATCCATAGGACAATAAACATCTTATTTTTTCATTTAATCAATGTATTTATATGATAAGAATAAATCTATTTATTTAATTAAAATTAAAAAAAAATGGCAGAGTACAAACCACTAGGTAGTGAAAAGTTAAACGGAGATGATAAATTAAAAAGAATTCTAGAATTAACTTACTACAATACGAATAAGAAAACATCTTCAAATAAACCAGAATTAGTTGAGTCATCAATTAAGGGTGGTATTTATGGTATCGTTAAAGAAAACGGTAGTTATTATATTAAACAAGGTTTAAATGAACAATCACTTGATTATATTGGTGGTATGTTTATGAAGAATAAGAACAAATTTAGTTCTTATGCTGAAGCATATAAAAAACTTGAATTTCTTAAAGGTCAAGAAAATTTACAAGAAGCAACAAAATATGTTCTAAAACAATCTAAACCACAACAAGAATCTCCGATGGCATCACCATCAATGGATGCTCCTCCGTCACCCCCTCCTGCTGCTCCAACAGATGTACCTCCTGCGGCACCAACTGATATGGCACCTGATGCCGGTATGGATACTCCTCCATCACCTGAAACTGGTGATGAACCAACTGGTGATGAAGGTAGTCAAGAAAATAAACGTTCTGACTATATGGCGGAAATACAAAAATTTTCAGGTAAACTTGGTCAAGAATTAAGAGATCAACATCAAAAAATGGAAAGTGATGATATTAAGTATGTTCTTAATATGATTATATCTGCAGTTGATTTGGATAAATTACATGATAAAGATAGAAAAAAGATTGCGAAAGAATTTGAACCAGATGAAGATGAAATGGATTCAAATGAACCAACTACAACACCAGAACCAAGTCCTGAATCTGATTCAGATTTGGGTGAGGGTATTAACATGTTAGATGAGTTTATAAATGACGATATAGATACTGATGATTATTCTGACAATAGTACAAGTAATTTTGAATTATATCCACATAATCCAGAAATGAGACGTGGTAGAAATAAACAAATGGATACAGATGAAATTGATTTAAGTAGATACGCAGACATTGGTGAAGATTATTCAAGTGTTGAAAATGATGATTATGATGATTATCAAGAAAGACATCATGGTTTAGAAGATTTTGATGGTGTAGATAATGAAGAATATCCTAATCCAGATGATGATCAATATGATATGTTAGGTGATAAAGAATCCGATGATGATATAGAAGATGATTCATTTGAAAATGAATGGGGTAATCCTAAACATGAAAATTGGAAAGAAGACGATGAGTATAAATATGAAAATTGGAAAAATAATGAAGATGACATTCAAGAAATTGATTTGGATGAAATAAAAAATGAAATAAACAAACATATTACAACAACATTAGGAAAATACTTTAAATCATAATGAATTTACTATACATCAACCAAATTGGTTCAGATTATAAAGGTCAAAAACAATATGAATTTATTTTCAGTAAATCTACTGAGATTGAGGTTGAGGAATGGTTTATAGTCCCTGCATCATCTTCAAGTTATCCAATGTCTCCGGGTGTTGAATATATAGATCTTGTAGGTTTATTAAAAAATACTGATATTGACTTAGAACTTATTCAAAACTCCGATTATTTCGGAGTTATTGATGCTGTAGATGGTGTGGTATCATTAGGTTGGGAAAAATTTAATTTTGATTCTGAATATCAAAGGTTAAGTTTTAAATTTGGGGAATCTTTAGATAACGTTACAAAAAAATTAAAATCAAGAGGACACGAATTAATAAAAGAAGAAATAAAAATTGAAATATAATGAAAAGAAATGAATTAGTCGGTATCCTTATTAAAGAAGGATTTTCCGAAAAAACCTTGGTAAATTTTAGTGATAAACAACTTATTACTTTATCTAGTAGAATTTTATCAGAACAAACAATTCCTACATTGAAAGTACCTAAAGATTCGCCACAAGAAAAAGACGCAATGAATAAAAAACAATCATTTATTGCTTATGAAAACGAATTAAAAGGTGGACAAAAGAAATTAGATAAAAATCACAACGGTAAACTTGATTCTCAAGATTTTAAAATATTGAGAGGTCAAAAAAAAGAAACTAAAGAAAGTGATGAAAAATGGATTCAAAAGGCAATTAATCCTGATAAAAAAGGTGCATTGAAAAAATCATTACATGTTCCCCAAGATAAAAAAATACCAGCAAGTAAATTAAATTCCGCAGCAAAAAAAGGTGGTAAATTGGGTCAAAGAGCAAGACTTGCAAAAACATTAAGAAAACTTGATGAATCTAATTCTGAATTAAATGCTAAACGTAATTTACAATATGAATTAAGTGAAGCTGGCTGTTCTTCTCAAGATATTAATACGAAAGACATTAATGAATTGGCAGAAAAATTCTCAAAAAAATCTCAAGGTGTTAAATCTGCACACGATCACTATAAGAGAGTTACGGGAAAAGATATGACAAAAATCAACGAAAATTTGGCAATTAGAAATTGGGTTCGTACATTAGCTGAAAATAATTATCATTCATTTACATCAAAAAAAGAAATTATGAATTTAATCAGTGAAAAAATGAACAACACAGAAACAATGCAACCAATGCCATCTAAAGGAAAAAAAGGACACAATGGTATTCCTGAATTTATGACTTATGATGCAATTACATCATCAAGTAGTCCTGCAGTTGCCCCAACAAAACCAAAAGTTGCTCCCGGTACAAAACCATCACAACCAACTAAACCGAAGAAAACTCCGTTTAGACCAACCCCACAAGTTCAACCAAATCCTGAAGCAATGAAGGAAAATGAACCTGCTGTTGCCCCAACAAAACCAAAAACAAAACCTGGTACAAAACCTGCTGAACCAACTAAACCAAAGAAAACTCCGTTTAGACCAACACCACAGGTTCAACCAAATCCTGAAGCTAAAAAGAAATAAAAAAAATATTTTAATAAAATGCATATTACTAAGAAAAATTTACTATCTTTGCTGAAACAAAATTTAAATGAAATGGCAATGGATTTCGATTCAGCAGATAGACCACACTCAGATGTGACTGGTGCATTATCAACAGGTAACACACCTCTAAAAAAAATACCACTACCTAAAACAAGTGGTAATCCACATAATAATTTCCAAGAATTATTAGCATCAGAACGTTATAAAGAAGTAATAAGAAACATTAGACGTTATACCGGTGTTCAAGATACTCTTAGTGGTAATTCAAATTCTAGATTATTAAGTATGATGTTTAATGCCCATAATCAGATTATTCGTATTGAAAGAGATCATAAAGAAGATTTAATACGATTGGCAGTTGAATTGGTTTGTAAAGATATGGGTGTTAATGAGGGTGACCTTAATTTTAAAGTAAAATTAACTGATTCATCTGAAATAGATACAAATAAATTTAATAGGAATCAACCTAATGAAGAAAATCCAGAAGAAGTTGAACCTGGTGATGAAGAACAACCTCAACAACAAGGTAATAGCGAAGAAGAAGAAATTTTCTTTAGTCTTGAAAGATTAAACATGGAAAGAGCTAAACAAAGACTTTTAAATGCGATTACACAAGGTGCATCTAATAGAGGTCACTACATGTATCATGCAGTTGAGGAAGAATTAAGACAAATAACTGGTTCTGATGAATTAATTAACCTTTATGGTATTATGATGTCAATTAATGATACCAATTATTGGCAATTCGGTAATAATACAGTTGCAGACATGCAAAGTTCTGTTGCCGGTAGAGTTGATGTTCACATTCCAAATGTAAAAGACGATGAAGAAGATATGGATGGTGGAGAAGGTGAAGAAGGTGAAGAACAAGGTGGTGATGGGTTCGTTAATATACCCGAAAACTTTAATCCTGAAGCACCAACTATTACAGTAATAGGTGTTAATTTTCCTGTTATACTTCATGAACTAATTAAAGGTGTTTTAAAAGTATTTAAATCACATGGTCAAGGTGATCCTTCAAAAAAGAATGAGAAAGCGTTATATGCACAGGTTGCTAAACATGAAAACACGTTAGAAAAAGAAGTTTGGGATTTAAGATTAGGTCCAGCAATATGGGCAAGATTAAGAGAATCATTTCCTGATGAAGTTTTAGAAGAAAATAATAAAGATTTACAGAATTATTTATTCATGAATATTTTCTCACTTCCAGCAAAGAAATTCTTAGTGTTCATGAAAGAAGTTATATCAGGTTCAGATAGTGGAAAACGTTTAATTATTACAATGGTTCAATCAATAAAACAAATGTTTAGAGATGAGGATTATCAATCCGCAATTGGTAGTTTTAATGATGATTTAGAAGACGCGACAGATGAAACTGATGAAGGTGATTTAGGTGATTTCTTAGGTGATTTAGGTATTTCTTTATCAAGTGGTGATGAAACAAATACAAATGATGATGAGGAATATGATGATTTTTTAAATAGTTTAGATCTCGATAACTATGATAATGATGATGATGATTAATATATAAAATAGATAGATTTTAAAAGGTGGTAATTTTTTACCACCTTTTTTTTGTATTTATTTATATGAATACAAAAATAGAACAATTAAAGGAGTATGCTAGAATAATTAAAGACACTCCATATGCGTTAAGAACATATCTTCAGACATATGATAACACACAAAAGAAATATGTACCAATGGATTTGTTTCAGGATCAAATCCAATTAATAGAAGACTACGAAAATTATAACGAAAATATTACGAGAAAATATCGTCAAGCTGGTGTTACTACTGTAACTGCAGCTTGGTTATCCAAGAAACTACAATTATCAAAACCTGAGAATCCTGAAAGAGTTCTTCTTATTGCAAATAAACGTGATACTGCCGTGGAAATGGCAAATAAGATTAGAAACTTTTTAGACCAATGGCCACCATGGATAAATGTTGGGTTTTCACCCGATAAGAATTCCGAAAGTAGATTTAAATTAAATAATGGTTGTGAGGTTAAAGCAGTTGCAACATCTGCCGATGCGTTACGTGGTTATACACCAACAATACTAGTATTTGATGAAGCCGCATATATTGAAGCTGGTGAGGACTTTTGGTCAGCATCAATGGCATCCCTTTCAACAGGTGGTAAGATTATATTAATATCGACACCAAATGGTTATGACCCAATATATTATGGTGTTTATGACCAAGCAATTCGTAAAATAAATGATTTCCATATTACCGATTTAAGATGGTTTAAAGATCCTCGTTATACAAAAGATTTAAGATGGGTTAAATGTACTGATATCGTTCATTATATGTTAAATCGTGAGTTATATAATGATGATGAGGTTGTCATGTACGATTATGAGATTGAAAAATACATCGAGTATATTGAAGGTGGTTATAAACCATTTTCAAGTTGGTTTGAATCAATGTCAAAAAAATTCAAATATGACAAACGTAAAATTTCTCAAGAACTAGAATGCTTATCAAAAAACACAATTATAACCGTTAGAGATAAACAAACAGGTGAAATTAAAAAAATGAAAATTGGTCAACTATATAATGAATTAAAATAATAGAATTTGATGGGATTTATTGGCACAGAAATTCAAAAGAAAAAGATGAAATAAGAGATGTGACCTATAAAAATTTAGGTTATCAGATACTAATCATAAGTGAAAATGATTTAATAGATAAAAAAAATAAAATTAGTGATGAATTAATTAGTAAATGTGTAAATTTTATAAAAAATGAAAATAAATAATAAATACGAAATATTAACTCCAAATGGTTTTGAAGATTTTGATGGTGTACAAAAATTAAAAAAGAAAACGATTGAAATATTTTTTAATAATGATTTAAATCTTAGAGGTTCATTTAATCATCAAATATATGATTATGAGGGAAATCCAATTAAATTATCAAATATAAAAATTGGTGATAAAATCAAATCACATAATGGATTTTTAACAGTAAAAGATATAAAGAAACACTATAATAAAACAAATGTTTTTGATATTATTAATTCGGGTAAAGACCATCTTTTTTATTCAAATGATATCATTTCACATAATTGTGACTTTTTAGGTTCAGGTGATGGTGTGATTTCTAGTGATATTCAAGAGAATATTAGAAAAAACATGATTAGAGTACCAAATGAAAAATATATGACAGGTACTTTATGGCAATGGAAAGAACCAATTGAAGGTCATAGATATATAATGGGTGTAGATGTTAGTAGTGGTCAAAGTGATGACTTTTCATCGTTTAATATTATTGATTTTGATGATAGAGAACAAGTAATGGAATATATCGGTAAAATACCACCAGATGATTTGGCATCTGTTGTATATAAATGGGCAATATTATATAATGCATTCATTGTTGTTGATATTACAGGTGGATGGGGTGGTGGAACTTCCAAAAAACTTAAAGATATGAATTATAAGAACTTATACTATGAGGGTGTAAACACTCAGAATATTTGGGATTATAATGCAAAAGCAATGGAGAAATTACCGGGTATTAATTTCAATAATAAACGTGTTCAAATTGTATCCGCATTTGAAGAACAATTAAGAAAAGGATTTATTGTAAGATCATCAAGATTATTAAATGAACTGAATACATTTGTTTATATGAATGGTAGGCCTGACCATATGAAAGGTGCTCATGATGATGCAATTATGAGTATGTCAATTGCGATGTATGCTGGTGATATTTGTTTTAACCAATTACAAAGAACTGAACAAGTTAATAAATCAATGATAGAATCATGGACAATGAGTGAAAGAACATATGAAACACAAAAATCATTATATTCTTATGGTGGTTCTTTTGACCAAATTGGTAGTATGTATATGGATAATTCACAATACGGTAATGGAATTAATTCACCAACATTAGAACAATATAAAGAAAATGCATGGTTATTTGGTAAAAAAAGATAAATCTTTATTTATTATAAAAAAAGATTTATATTTATAAAAAAGTATTTATATATATGGCAGAACAAAATAACATCACGGTATTTCAAAAATTAACTAGAATGTTTGGTTATCCAGGTCAAACTAAAACAGATGAGAAACCTGCATCACCTTCGTTTAATTTCTCAAAAGATGAATTACTAAAAACAAATAGTAAGGAAGAATTTGAAACCGCATTATTACAATCACAACAAAGTAGTTATATCGCAGATAAGTGGTCAAAATTAGATCAATCAATTTATAATCAATCAATCTATTATGAACCAAATAGAATGTCAGCATATTATGATTATGAATCGATGGAATTT